AAACAAACAAGGAAGTAGTTATGTTTAAGCAAGCCCCATTACCGTTTGTCGGTCAAAAACGCATGTTTTTAAATCACTTTAAGGCGATTTTAAACGAGCAGATTCCGGGTGATGGTGAGGGCTGGACGATTATTGACACGTTCGGCGGCTCGGGCTTGCTTAGCCACACCGCAAAACAGCTTAAACCGCACGCCCGTGTGATTTATAACGACTTTGACGGATACGCAGAGCGTATTAAGCATATCGACGACATTAACCGCTTGCGTGCGCAAATTGCCGCGTTATTAGCGGGTGTTCCGCGCCAAAAACGCGTCACCGATAAAGCGCTAAAAGCGCAAATTATCGACACAATCAAAGCATTTGACGGCTACGTGGATTTAGCCAGTCTTACAAGCTGGCTGTTGTTTTCCGGGCAACAAGTTGGCACGTTTGAGGAGTTGTGTAAAAAGGATTTCTGGCATTGCGTGCGCGCGTCTGATTACCCGTCCGCCGATGGTTATTTAGACGGCGTTGAGGTGGTTTCGGAGTCGTTTCACACATTACTGCCGCGCTTCACAGCCGACCCACAGGCGGTATTTGTACTAGACCCGCCTTACCTATGCACTAAGCAAGAGAGTTACAAGCAGGCGCATTACTTTGATTTAATCGACTTCTTACGACTAATCAACATCACCCGCCCGCCATATATCTTCTTTAGCTCGACTAAATCGGAGTTTGTGCGGTTTATCGAGTACATGCAGCAAGATAAGGTGGATAACTGGCAGGCGTTCGACGGCGCGCAGCGGGTAGTAATTAAGACGGCTCTTAACTACCAAGGCGAGTACGAGGACAATATGGTGTACAAGTTCTGATGTCTCCGACATTAATGTCGGTAACATAATTCAAAAGCCCTTTAAACGATGTTTAAGGGGCTTTTAAATATTTACACAAAATTGACAAAATAGTGGTTGCAAATAAAACGTATATTATATAATATACACCCATAGCCAAGAGATACAGGCTATAACCCCAAAAACTTTAACCAGACCCCACCAATCGGCAGGGGCAGAAAAAGGAAACAAACTATGTACTCTGTAACAAACGATCTTGCGATTGACAAAAATACTTATACTAGACTTGATTTAGGCGATGATTACGTGAGTTTATGCGCAGGCAGACAAGCTGATGATGCCGATACAATCATTATATTTTTTGAGACAAACGCAGACCCTATTTATATTGGTTGGGCCAGTGTAGATACTGGTGATGTAGAGATTACTTATGATAACTGGGATGATGATTTTGCAAGCATCAAACAAAATGATGTCATTGACGAGATTAATACTCTATTAGACGGTATTAAAATTTATGACAATATGACAGACCATTTTGTAATTTATGCTAGTGATTACAATGATGTTGTCGGCGAGCATAAAGTTTACTTTAAAACTACCGATGAAGCATATCCAGATCCAAGCATTGATAACGCAAATAGAGAGGATGGATATATAACTTATAAGGCGAGCGCTATTACTGAGATGGGTCGCAAATGTCATGTTTATTGGGATTTTGTTGCGTATGATGATGAGGGCAACGAGATTGATTCCGATAATTTTGATTATCATAATACTGATTGCAGTATCAGATATTATTAACAACAAGCCCCGCAAGGGGCTTTAATTGGAGTAAGAAAATGGCAAAAACAGCAGTACACCTATCAAAAACCGCATTGCAATATGTGACAGACCGCACGCCGCAGGGTGAGCAAAAAGGGCTATCCGCACACATTAATAACGCGTTTGAGCAGTTAGCACATTTAGCACGGGCGGAAAAACCTAAATTATCAAAATCGGAGTGGGTTGAGTTATACAATGTCTATGCCGGCAGTGATTTAACTCGCCTTGTAATGCCATTTGATTTAGCCGATGACCTACGCACACATTACGGCACTTTGCCGCAAGATTTGACCGCACTTTACGAAAAATTAGCAGGGATGACACAGGCGCAACAATTTGCGGCACTTGATGCCGTCCGCGTGTATTGGGCGAGCGGCGAAGATGGGGATTAAAAACAAGCCGATAATAAGACCATGCCCGCAGTGCGGCAGAAATTATCAGTATCGACGGGCAAGCGGTCGCACTTTTGAGCTTTGTGAATATTGCCGTAATCTCGATTGTGTGGTTTGTGGGCAAAAAGTGCCGCCGGAACGTGGGCGGAAAAATACTTGTTGTGCGGAGTGTGAAAAATTGAAGATACACAATATCCAAAATGCGCACTACGCTAAGCGGATAGCCGAAGACCCTGAGTTAAATAAACGCAACCACGCCAAGGCCCGCGAAAACCGAAAAGCAGACCCCGAACGAATGCACGAACATTTGGAAGCGCAAAGGGAAAGGCATTATAGACGGGCGCAAGATCCGAATTATCTAGCCACACGGAAAGTTTATCAGGCTCAACGATGGCAGGATAAAAAAGACGAGATACAGGCGCAACGGCGCGAATTTTGGGATAGCTTAAACGACGTAGAGAAAGCGGAGCGACTTGAGCGCAATCAAGCAATACAACGTAAGCATAAAGCCAAAAAGCGTGAGCAGTTGAAATTAGATCCGCAAAAGTGGGCGGAGTATCAAGAGTATCAACGCACAAAGCGGCGCGAACATAGACAGAGAAAGGCGCTCAATGAATTAATGACCGGCACAAAGGAGTTATTAAATGTTACCAACAAAGACAAATAGTTTTGATATTGTCACCGTTAAAAGCATGACAATCCAAGATTTAAAGGCGGAATTAGCAAAAACACTAACCGTTACAGCGGAATACCTTATGTATATTGCGGCAATATGGCGGGAGTTAGAGTCACGCGGTGAGGATTTAAGTGAGTTACGCCACGGCATGATGATTTATATTCCGTTAATCGCAACAAATCAACTGGACGCCCGCCTTGTCGTTAATTATGCCGGACAAAAAACACTATTATCTAGCATGGCAAAATTACCGTTAAAAGAGCAGCAAAAACTAGCCGAAAAAGGAACTTTGGATGTTGTTATTTTGGGTGATGATAATCAACGGCTAATTAAAGAGGTTAAAATATCCGACCTCACGGCAGCTCAAGTTTATCAAGCCATAGGAGATGGCAAAATAAAGACGCCCGAACAACAGTATCAAATCTTGTTAGTCCGCAACAAAGTGCGGTCAAAATCAAAGCCGAAAAAGACTTACCGACTAACGCAAAATTTAAAAATAGATGGTAAAAATTTAGTAATCGCCGGAAAACATGCAGTACCCATCGAGATTTTGAAAAAATATTTAGAGGACAACAATGAGTTATAGCAAGTTAAGCAACGCCCGGAAAAAGACTATCAGTGTTAATGCTAATAAATACACCAAGGATAACTATAGACAGATACTTTTACGCCTAAAGCCAGATGTTGCCGATATGTTTGATTCAGCCTGCAAGGCGGAAAAATTATCAAGAGCGGAAATGCTAAAAAAACTCCTAGAAACTTATTCAATATAACAAAACAAAAACGGCAGGGTTAATTCCTGCTGTTTTTTTTGTTTATGTGCGTTGGTGAGTTTGGGCGAAAATTAGTGGTCAATGATAGGTGTTTAATTTCAGATTTGATGTAGCGCCACCGATTAAAATTGTAATCATCACGTTTTTTTTGTAACTTCGTTTCAGTATGTGCAAAAAGATTTTATCTGATTTATTGCGCTGATTATGGATAAATTATCGCGCGCGGCATCAAATTACTAAGTCAGTTAACCGATGAAATTTTAGAAACAACACCAATTATCTCCGATTATTATAGTCGAGACATTATCCATAAAGCAGTTTCTCGATGCTATGAAATCTGTAAACAAAATAATATTATTGAAACTAGAAGTATAGGAATACTGACAATATACAGTTTGGCTTGTGGAAAAATGATTGATATTCTAGATCCCGAGCGAAAAATCCCAAGCATTTTAGAGAGTGAAATAGCCGAAATGGAAAAGCTTTATTACATTCAAGAAAGAGTCAATTTACTAGAACAACAAGGTGTTATACAAAATAAATTTGAGGAACCTCACAATGACTAGCATAACGGGAACTGCCAAATCATTTACCAATAAACATTAATCAGAGAAGATCGGTACGGGCACTGATGCTTGCCGAACAACAGTTGTTATTTATCATAGAGACGCCTTGGATAAAAATAGAAAACTCCCTGTAAATATCGTAGTAATACTTTATGACGAGTCGGGTAAGCCAATTCCAGCGGCAATAGATAAATCGGGGTACAGCATTCACCCCAATGTACGTTGCGGCAAGATTTCTTGGCAGTTAGTCAGAGGTCCGTATGATGCTGTAGGCACTGAATCTTTTGACAAATCTAACATAAAACGTCAATTAACCGACAAAGATGAATCTTTTCAATTTGGGAGAAGTGACGGCTACGTTCTAGTTGAAGCCAATGGCGTTAAAAACAAAGATCCAAGAGAACAATTTATTAAACCGCTTAAAATTTCAGTATCAAGGGGGCAGGATGGTAAATCCAATGTCACCGCCATTTATCTACCTCCGCCAATGCTATTAAATATACGATTTAAACAAAAACTTAGTAGCAAAAAAAGAAAAGAAGAAATAAATAAAATCGTTCAGCAAGTAAAAGCTGATGGTAAATCGGCTACGTTATTTATCCATGGTTTTAATGTTTCTATTGGTGCTATTGGTCGTTTTCCAAATCCTACAGAGCTGGGTGAAAATCCAGCTTACGATTCTTTAAAAGATAGTCGTGGCATTCAAGCACCTTATTTATATTATGGAGATATTATTGGGGAAGACGTAAAGAAACGTATAAATGCGCAGGCGAAAGCCATCAGTTCAAATAATTATGGCGAATTATTAAAAATAAAAAATGGGAAGATCAATGGAAGACCTGTCATTACCGGTCGACAAGTCCCCTATGAGAAATTAGATGAGGTTCTTCACGGAACAGGTGCCTTAGCTTGGTTCCCAACAATAGAGTACTATTTAAATTTAGCAGCCTCCGGCGCAACAAGTGCTAACACAAAGCTTAGCGATTGGAAAAAATACAGTCGAATCATTGGAGTCACTTGGTCCGGAAGTGTTGATCCATCTCGAACGTTTTTTAGAGCAGAAATATATGCAAATGAGGCTGGAAGGAAGTTAGCCAAAGATATTTCAACACTACTTGAGAATAATATTCAAGTTAATATTATTACACACTCTTTAGGCGCTCGTGTTGCACTCGCCGCACTGAATATCTTAGGGGATGCAAATCAACCTAAAAAGATAAAGAATCTTATCATGCTGGAAGCAGCTGTCGCCGATAATGCCATTACTGCCAATTACACTAGAGAAAAAAATCCGGTGGCAATGGAGTTATTCCCTTTCGCTCATAAAGCGGCAGAATATGTTCGTGTTATGTATTCTCAAGAAGATGGAGTATTAGGTCCTGATAATTCTTTATTGGATTTAGATGATGGCCTTGCTTCAGACATTAGCCGTGGGGCTTACCCACTAAAATACGGAGTAATAGCAGGTAAAACAAATGCATTTGGTGATTATTACCCCCATGGTAGTGCCATAAATAACCAACGGGCAAATGCACAGTCAGAATCCGTTCAAGCACAATGTAAATCTTATATAAAAAATAAAGATCAACGGTTTAAAGAAGTTTGTGATTATATACTCAAGAACCAACCTAGTATAAGTAAAGCGCAAATAGAAAATGAACTTAAGACACTAATACAGAATGAGATGAAGATGGTTAATGCCGATTGGCAAACAGAATTAAAGATTTTAAGACCATGGAGTCACTTTCGTCGGTTCCCAGAAAATGAGGATTACGTTAAGCACATCAC